ACTCAGATAGATTAGACTTTTCTCTACTGTCTATTATCAACTTGTTCATAGTACCACCAACAATAACTCGTTTGTAATATATGCCGTTACAGATAGATAAAACATTAGTCTTGCTAAATACATTATATCATGTGCATCAATCATGTTACTATCTCTCCTTTCAAATATGCATTACATTTCTTACATCTCAATTTCATCACTATTCCTTTGTATATATCTTTATTACCAGATACTTCTTCTACTTCCCATTCATGTTCTAATGGCTCGCATATCACTCGCAATACCTCCAACACTTACCGGGACAATAACCCTGCGGAATCAATTTGTCTTTACAACTAGGAGCATGATACCCACCATCAACTACAAACTTGACATGATGCCTAGTGGTCTTTTCATCCCAATCTAACCATATGTCTTCTTTGTCTGCTATTGCTTTAAATTCATTTATTATTATCTCCATCACTTCCGCTTTCTTTTCTTCGCCAATGTGTCTTTCTCTCATCGTAAGTATATCTCTATACCATTGTGTTAGATACACTCTTGCATAATGTCCGGGGTTCTCTACCATAATTGCATTGTGTAAACATGGTAGTATTGGTAACTCACCAACAGGTTTGGGTGCATTGATTTCAATATCACTCATTTCTATCGGCTTTACTTTCGGCCATTGAACTAACTTACTTCCATACCTAACTTGAGGGTGATTACCCTTCATTGCCTTTTCAAGTATTAAATCTAGACCTGAATCTAAATCTTCTCTTGTGATAGGAATACAGAAGTACGGGCCTTTGCTACTGAGATTGACTGTGTTAGGAATCCTACGAAGCCTCTTAACCTGAATTCCACTCCTATCCAAAGTCGGAGCAATAGGAGTAAGCGTGGTGAAATACGACTGAATGCTTCTGATATCATCAGCCTGTTCTCCATAAACTATCATATGAAAACCCTTACCACTAAAATACATATTGAAGAATACATCTTGTTCTAATAAAACATCACATACTCTAATACAATCGTAGTAGGCATTTTCTAATGGCTCATCGTGTGCATCAAAATCTAAA